CTTATGCACATCCTTTCTGTGGATAATATCCTCGCGCGTATTAATAATAAGATCACTCTTGTAAGAGTATTTCTTGTGGGGAAAGATTCTTTCGGGGTCCCAGTAAGATTCTTTCGGGGAGGGGGAAAGAATCTTACTGGGTTGTGGATAACTATTATCTCTCTTTCATCATCATTTCGTAGAGTGTATTAGGACTTATTAATCCTTCTTTTACGGATCGCTCAAGGTGTTCTGTGTCCTCAGAACAAAGAAAATACATCACCTTCTCGTCACCTGGCATTCCGGCCTTTACTATCCATATGTAACCGCGTTCCTCTAGCCACCTCATCCCAGCCGTAATACTTGGCCTTGATAATCTAGTTAGTTTTAATAGTTGAGGCATAGCCAGGTAATCCCCAACCTTCTCCCAACCCCAACACTTCCTAATAAGGGTAAAGTAGCATTTGAGGGCAGCAAAATTCGTAATATCTGGCATGAGTTGGTCAAATACTACGTTGGGTACTTCTGTATAGTTTTTCTTAGGGCGTGGCAATCTGAACATAACAAAAAACCCCTGTCAATTTCTATTAGGAAACTAGACAGGAGTTGTCAAATGTCTTATACTTGAATTAAACAGCACAAAACACAGGATAATTCCTGTCTGGCGGGCCTCTTCGAACATCACTTTGGCGGTGGGTAGTTCGAAGAGGTTTTTCCTTTTCCCTTTAATTCGACAGGTTCAACAAATTATCCTTCAAAATAATCACCCGAAAAAATAAGTAACAAACTCATACAAATACTGAGGGTCAAGTATAGTCAGTTCGTCATCCACTACTATCCACTTAAAGAATCCTGCTAAATCGCGTTCAACAATCATTTGCAAAACTTCCTTTCTTACCCTATAATACAATACATTTTCCCTGCCTTCAGGGGGTCTTTATGACCATAATTACGACTATATATTTACTTATATCTAAAAATGTGCAAAAAAAAGTGGGTATCCGATGTATTGCGATTGGATACTCACAAAAATATTCACTTAGACTTCATTTTTTTGATCGACTCCAGAAGATCACGAAGAAATTCGGGGTCTATTTTTTCGTTGTAAAGCTGTCGGGCTAACATAGCGTAAGGTAGACTCTCTTGTTTGGCAAAAAACTCAACCAGATCCTCCGGAAGGTCAACATTGTTAAGCTCGACCAGCTTACGAAGAGACATGATATTATTATCTAGCAGATATGCCGAGTCAACACCCAATGCCTTGGCTACCTTCTCTAATGCTCTGATTGACATGTTACTCTTTCCTGTTTCCGCATCAGACAAGTAGGATAAAGAAAACCCTGTTAGGTCGCGCAGATCAGCAAGGGTCATTCCCCTCACTGTTTCTCTAATATATCTAATCTTGTGGCCGTAGTCCATTTGACACACCATCCATTCATGTAAAGTATTATCTAATTATTAGTATTCTCATTTACATATGTTCGCTATAACTGAAATGAAAATATTTTTCCAATTATACCGAAATTGACTACTTTTAAGCTTGCTTTATCGCTGTCTCCGATATACAATAGGTGTATGTTCTGGATTGATAGTCTAGAACTCAGAAATCAAGTTATTCGGTATTACTTTAAGAGGGGGTGGATGAATTGACAATCGGCAGCCAAGTTCGCAAATATCGGAATAAAAAAGCGTGGACATTAAGCGAGCTTGGAGAACGCGCAAAGCTCAAAGGGAATACTTTGAGTGATATTGAAAACGATAAGTGCGACCCAAGTATAAAGTCGCTCAGAAGGGTAGCTGAAGCTCTTGAGATCGAAGTTGCCTGTCTATTCCAAACGGTGTAAATCTTTCTTTTTTATTTCTTTTAAAAAGATCCTCAACCCTAAACAAACCTTCCTATGCACCTTACCAATGCAACAGAAGGAAGTCATTTATATTTCTTTAATAATGATTGGGCACGCTTCCAATTCAACGATGTTACCAGCATCGTAAAAGCGAAAGCATGCCAAAGGAGCAACATTGCTCTGAGTAATTTTTCGTCCCACCACAGAACGATCCGGCTATTTCAGTAGCCGCGTCAAACACTACCGTAACCCAAGGGGCTTGTTTGCTACGCTCTTGTTTAACTGTGTTCATCTTACACTATAAATAATAGCTTGGCAATAGGTTTTTCAATTAATTTATGACATTTTTGCAAAAAAGTATTAGAAAATGTATGTTTTGGAATCGTTTCGTCAAGGAGGGGAAAGAGATAGAAAAGGCACTAGTAGGAGAATTTAAGAGGCTGACAGGCTACAACGGTGGCGATATTGCCGAAAGATATGGAGTTAGTAGGCAGTTCGTCCATCAAGTGCTCAATAATCACTCGTTGACTCATAAGGCGAGTTCGGCTTTCTTCCTCAATTCAATGATCGGGGAAAAGATTTCGTCACTGAAAAAGCAGGTGCAGGACTTGGAGTTTTTACAAGTTAGTATCGAGGGAAGCGTAAATAACGTAATGACTAAGGAGGATTTAAGTTGAACATCCGAACTGAAAATTGGCTAGGCCACGAAATCCGTTTCGTGGAAGTTAGCCCTAATGACTGGTGGGCAGTACTGGCGGACATAGCGAAAGCTGTGGAATTATCAGCCAAGGGAATTAGGCAGAGATTACCGAAGGATGTCATTTCAAATTGCCCCCTTAAAACATCAGGCGGTATACAGGAGATGCTTATCGTTAATGAATACGGGATTTACGAGGCAATCTTTGAAAGCCGCAAAAAGGAAGCCAAGGAATTCAAGCGATGGGTTTTTGAAATGCTCAAGCAACTTCGCCAAGCTACTAACTTAGAAGGTTTCCAGATATTCCGTATGCTTGATAAGGAACACCAACGTGAAGCTATGACTCAACTTAAGGTTAATTTATCTCAACCTATCAAAGTTGACTACATCAAGGCCAACACGGTTGCCAACAAAACGGTATCTACAATGTTCGGTTATCCCAAGATGATCAAGAAGGATGAAATGACACCTGAGATGTTAGTGCAACGTCAAGAAGTCCTCGGTGAAACTGTAAACCTTATGGGGGTTAATGAAAAGTTTAATTTGGATCTCTCAATTAGCAAGACGGTTCAGGGGAAGTATTTGAACTAGGTGGGCAAGGGGGATTAGTAGTGCATTGTATCGGCGGAGAAGTTATCCAACCTGATCTAACAGCAAAATTTCTAAAGGAGAATGAGCAATCTTTTGAGGTTGGCAAAGCGTATTTCTGGTCAAGTATGCTGAACGACAGCATGAAACCTTCTAAGTGGTTGACTCCCACAAGGAATGGTTCAAGGGTAAAATTTGATTCAATTATGGATAAGCAACAAATGGAAATAGCGAAAGGAGAACTCAAGGGTTACCTGAGCTACTTAAACGAGAAATACGGAACTGATTTTTCTCTAATAAAAGAGCAGACAAATAAGGGGTGAACCAAATTGAAATCTAACAATCCAGCAAACCAAATCAGTCAAGCCGCCAAAGCTCGCGGCCTATCCTACTGGGAGTACATCGAATCAACTCAACCCCATCATGTGCAAAAGTTCATTTGGGGCGGCAAGAAGGAAACTCGCAAGGAGAAGCGTGAGATGGATAACATACTTAATCTAGCGTTGACCGGGTCCACTAGCCCCATGATGAGGATTATGTCTCAAATGAGAAGTTTGATTGAGAAGAGGAGTGCTTATTGATGATGTTTCCGTCCGACTCATGGGGTAAGCTCGGTGCTACATGGACATCTAGTAGGCCAGTTATGGTTCCAGTAAAACCAAACCGCAAAAAGAACCGCAAATTAGCTAGGCAAATGCGAAGAATGAGGAGAAGCACAAAGCCAATAGTTCAGACAAAATCTTCCAAGCTAACCCTATGTATCCCTAGATTCAATTTAGTTCTTGGAAATGGAGACGTTAGGTCTTGCAGCGATTGCGCTAATACCTGGGGTCTGTATAGATTTCCTTGCAAAAAGTGCTTTGAGGTAAGTCCTTTAGACACAGGAACGAGCTATTTCTTGCCAAAGGAGTGATTCTAATCCACCACCAGAAAGGGGCAAGTCTATTGCGTAAAGATCAGGTCAGAAGGCTAAAGTATCAAGAAGCCCAACGCATCAACTCGAAGTCCATTCCATGTTTTAAGGATGTCCTGAAGTCGGTTCAGTTAACTGAAGGCCAGTTGAAAGTTTTCACAGCGAAACTAATTAAATAAGAGGAGGAAGAAAATTGATTTATGCCATGAACAAAACTTTTTACAAGGAACTCAGAAAGGTTTGTATTATCGATAAGAACATCGTTTCTTACATCAACCAAACTTTTGGATTGAACCGTGAAATAACCGAAGTTCGCGTAATCGGTTAATTAAATAAGGAGGACAAGCACATGAGAATTGACATTAACGAAGAAATCTGTCTCACATCAGATTCGGATCAAATCACCGTTAACATGAAGCGTACTGTCACGAAAAAGGACAGTGAAAACTTTGGCAAGGAAGCTCTCGTACCGTTGGCTTATCTGAAGAATCTTCCGCAGTGTGCTAAATTCCTGATTGACCATAAGGTTAGGGTATCGGATGCTACTACGTTTAAGGAGTTGCTTGAAGAGGTTAGGGAGTTCAAGAGGGAACTTATGGAGTTGTTGGATATTTAGGAGGGATGTCAAATGGTACAACCACAACCAACTCAACGGTGCATTTGTGGTCGCACGATGATCTTTCCAGATGGAGAAATAAAGACAGTCTGCCAATGCTCTCGCGTCTGGGAAATTAGCACAGAGGGGATATGGTTCACGAATCTAATGTTCCCATTTTGCCAGGGAGAATGTTCTAGGCAGACGAATGTGCCTATTGTGGCAAAGGTTGAGCGAGTGAGAAATAAGCGGAAGAGGAAGGCGATGAAATGATCCACAAGGAAGGTGGTTGGAAAGAAAAGTATGTAATACTCAAACCGACAAAGGTGACATGTACAACTTGCGACTCCAACAAAACAGACTGCGGAATGGCTTGTGATGGTGAAGTTAAGCTAATGGAAGTGGATAAAAATGCAACATATTTTGTTCTTCGCCTAGACACCGACCCACACGCTAGGGCGGCTGCTAGGGAATACGCGCGAAGCGTCTCTGATGAAAATATTCAGTTATCTAGGGATATTTACCGAAAGGTTTATGAATGCGCTGACAAGCTTATAAAGGAGGGAAAGCTGTAATGTTAAAAAGATTAATCAAGGCCATCGGCTATCAAGCGTCAAAAATAGGCTGGATCAACCGCGAAATCCAAGCTTACAAAATCGAGCAGGAAAAGAAGGTCATCAAGGAGCGTATCAAGCACAACAAAGCTGATTTTACCGAGTTAATGCGGTGTGGTAATACGGTTCGAGGCGAGGATAAGGAAGATGGCAGGATGAAAGTTGTAGCGGTGGATTATGTTGGTAGGGGGAGAGTTGGGGAGCCGTTTAACCCGGTGTTTACGAGGATGAACTGTATTAATTGGGCAGAGAAGTCTAAGAAGGTTGGGGATGGGTATTGAGTGGACTAAGGTTCGTCGACCTATTCTGTGGCATTGGCACAATCAGAATGGGAATGGAGCAAGCATCCCACGAATGCGTTTACTCGGTTGAATGGGACAAGCATAAACGAAAGATATACTCAATCATTTTTGGAAAGGAGCCAGAAGGTAGTGACATTCGAGCAACTAACGCTAGAGATATACCAAGAGCAGATGTGTGGTGCTTTGGGGCACCCTGCCAAGATTTTTCCATTGCAGGAAAGCGAGCAGGAATGGAAGGAGAAGGGTCATCCCTTGTACTCGAAGTTTTTCGACTCATCAGGGAAACCACGGAAGAAGATCGACCCAAATACCTTATCTATGAAAACGTTAAAGGAATGCTTTCTTCAAACAGGGGAAGAGATTTTCTCGGAATCCTCGATCAAATGGTCTCGCTCGGCTACGATCGAATTGAATACAGTTTGCTCAATTCCAAAGATTTCGGAGTCCCCCAAAATAGGGAAAGGGTGTTCGTTGTTGGACATCTTAGAGGAAGAAGTTCTGGAAAAGTATTTCCTCTCGTCAGTACAGACAGAGAGGTTACTGCAAACATTAAGTGTCTCGGAAACTTAATGCCAAGCGGAAATAAAAACAATTCAGTACCAGGTAGGGTTTACGATGCTGAGGGAATTAGTCCTTGCTTGCGAACTCCAACGGGCGGTATGACAACTCTGATAATCGTGATCCAGAAAACCCATGGAGCAACAACAACTATTCATTATAACGAAACAGGAACACTGCAAGCCGCTAGATTGGACAAGGTTCCGTGCGTGGTAGTCCATAACGAACTTAAACTCACCGATATATCTAACTGCATTGACGCTAACTACCACAAAGGGTTAGATAACCACGGGCAAAGGACTGGGATGATTCAGATGGCGAGAGGTTTTAATCAGGGAGGAATCCACGAAATATCTCCAACCCTAACTAAGAATAGTTGGGAGCAGAACGATCATTTATTGCAGAACTCCAGAATTCGCAAACTGACCCCAAGGGAATGTTGGAGACTCCAGGGAATCCCCGACGAAATTACAGATAAAGTAATCCAAGCGGGAATAAGCGATACGCAAATGTATCGCGGTGCCGGGGATGCTTGTACCGTAAACGTAATTTATGAAATTGCCAAAAAACTCACATAGAAAGGAGCAACCAACATGAGAAAACTAACCAAAGATGAACTCTCATCCATCCAAGATCTAGAAGACAGCTCACTCATAGAGCAGTGGTCGATCGACGGTCATTCCAGCTCACTAAGGCGCGTAACGGTCATATCTAAGGTTAATGCGAGCTGGAACGAGATAGATGCCTTGCTGAATACTATCTTCCCTGAATTAGAATATCGAGGCAAGGCAGGAATTAGTGTCGAGGATGGAGTTATCTCGGAATACTTCTCGATTGATGTTGATAGAGAAACCCTAATCAATCTTGTGATCAAGAAGTCTTTTGAGCAAAAAGAAGGAATCTCCGCGCCAACAGAGATTCCGACTGACAAGGAAACTACTCACTTAGATTGTATCATAGGAAACTCAATAGCAGAACTAGTTGGGCCGTGCAGCATTGAACAAATAATTAAGCAGGAGGGGTAATAATTGAACATATCAGAAGTTCAGGCCAAAGAAGTCTGTAAAATCGGTCAAGGAAATGAATGCTGCCGCTATCTAACTCTAAGTTCATTAGGGTTTCTATGCGGCAAACACACAGAGCTAAGAAGTGTATTAAATGCAAAGGTGGACAGGGGAGAAATGGTAGCACAGGGGGATAATTGCGAGGGGTTGACTGGTGCGGAAGTGTTCAGGGTATGACCGAAAACATCTTCCGTGGTCGGGAATGGTACAGGGAATTTAAAGAGCAGGACCACGAACATGGGGAATGCACTGAAGAACCGGAAGAGGAAATAGACTTGGAGGAATGCCCGTACTGCGAACATAATAACCATTGTCCCGGTGGATGCCAAACAGGAGCGTTGCATCATTGGAAATTCGAGAAGAAGGAAGAGGGATAATGTATGAATTGGCTAAATGATACCGAACTAACTGAAGCTAACGACATGCTTTTTACGGGCGGAACAGAGGAAAAGGAACATTTCAAAATAACAGACCTGCAAACCTTAAATTGGGCCATGCGTAAACTTTCTGTATTGGACAAAAAACGAGCAGAAGAGGTTGCTGTTACCAATGCAGAGATTGAGCGCATACAACAATGGTTCACCAAGCAGGACAAGCAGTATCAATACAGCAAGGAGTACCTCGAAAGACTTATTGGGGATTACGCAGAAACACAACGCGTTGAAGATCCTAAGTGGAAGGGTAGTAAGACTCCTTACGGAAAGATTAATTTCCATAAACAAAAGGATCAGTGGGAGTATGACGAGGAGGCTTTAGTAGCCTACTTGGAAAAAGAACGCAAGACATCATTACTAAAGGTTAAAAAGGAACCTATAAAAGAGCTTATTAAGGATTTCTTTACCCTTAGTAATGGGCATTTAATCAATGAAAATACGGGCGAGATAGTTCCCGGAGTGACTATTACCGAGCGTGAGGCTAAATTATCCATAAAGTTGGAGGGATAAGTGTGAATAAATCTGACAGCATAGCGAATCTAGCCCAAGCGTTAGCTCTATTCCAAGGCGAGGTATCTAATCCAAAGAACAGCGCAAATAACCCATTTTTTAAGAGCAAATATGCGCCTTTAAACGAGGTTATTAACACAGTTAAGCCTATTATGGCTAAACAGGGGTTAAGCGTCCTACAAAGCCCTTCTGGTGATGGTGAGAGGATTGTGATCACTACCCTCCTAATGCACTCGTCGGGGGAATGGATAGAAGGTGACCCCCTCATACTTAAAGCTGATAAGGTGACAGCGCAGGGAGCAGGGAGTGCAATAACCTACGGAAGACGCTATGCGCTCTCAGCTATATTGGGTATTACGAGCGAAGAAGACGATGATGCCAACCATGCGACAGGAAATAAAGAAAAATCAGATACTAATCAAAAGCCAAGGGAACCGGATGTAAAACCTCAGCAGAATAATCAAAAACCAATAAACTGGCCAGCATTCTGGCAGGGTTGCAAAAACATTGGCTTTACTCAAGAAGAAGTTCACGAATTCGCCAAAGTTAGCAGCATTAAGGATTGGGACAGATCGAAATTAGATAAACTTCTCGTTGATCTTAAGGCAAGTAAATCCAGTCTTTCAGCATCGGAAAGTAAGTAAATAAAGGGGTAGCCAACAACTACCCCAATCCTCAGAGGTGATGCAATTGGATTACCAATACTATATAACCCCCTCAGACTACGCTAAAGCCCTCTCTAATGGTATTAGCTACAATC